AGTCAACTTCGCAGTGAATCGGGTTGCAATCGGCGGCTTGGAGGTCTTTATGCCTAGACATCGTACTAAAGCGACTTTTGTGCAGAGTGAAGGTCACGAAGTAAAGCCGAGTTTGCGGTTAACAGGCAAGTCACGGCGTCTGTACGACTCGATTTGCGCCATGTTGAGAGACTTGGGGCTGTTTCACGTAATAGACTCCACATTGATTGAGCGGTACGCACTGCTGTTTTGCAGGTGGCAGGAGATAGATAAAAAACTTGCGAGCGGAAATTTTGAGACGTCGCAAGAGATGCAAGCGTTGATGCGGTACAGTGGCATTCTGTCTGGCGAGTTAACAAAACTTGCGCGGTTGATCGGTTTGGGCGTTGGTGCCAGGAAGAATATCCTGCAGAGTCAGGTTTTGAAAGATCCGATTGCCGAGTGGAAAAAGCAGTATGAAATTTGACTTTTCGAAAGATGAAGAGGCGCTGCGAACATTACTCAAGCGTGGACGTGGTGCAACGGTGACCTGCCAGACATGCAAGAAGGTGTACCGCATGTTGGGTGAGGCGTCACAAACATTGAAATATTTGCAAGGTAAAGTTACAAAAGCATGTACTCCGTTCTGTTCATTCACGTGCCGCAATGTGTGGCTCGTGGCAAAAAAATTGATGCCGGTATCAAGCGTTGATCTTTCTTCGATCAGTTTTTGTGATATAGACGACGTTGCAACTGAAGTCTTCTGGCAAGTACATAACAAGAGCAGGGTGGCGCTATTGAAGAACGTTTGGGATGAGATAACGCAGCATTGCGATTGCGACGTGAAGCGAGTGCTTGCGTACGGGGAATTTTACTGGTTCTGGCGGATAATCAACTACAAAGACGTTTTTTATCTTGCAACGATGATAGCGGATGAAGCGGATTTACAAGACGACATGTTAAGATTTGTTTATGCCTATCAACCGAACGTGAATTGGAACGAATGGGAGGTGCGAGACGATGCACCCGTTTTGGTTTGACGAAACTGAAGCACAGAAAAAGGTGGATTTTATTGAGCGTTTTTGCGTTCACTGGCAAGGGGCTCATGCAGGTGAGCCGTTGAAACTATTGGATTGGGAGAGGCAAGTAATCCGAGATGTGTTTGGTTGGAAGCGCCCCGATGGCACGCGACAGTATCGCACGGCATTTATTGAAGTGCCGCGCAAGAATGGGAAGAGCACGCTTGCGGCGGCCTTTGCGCTTGCGATGTTGGTAGCAGACGACGAGTATGGTGCGAGCGTTGTCTCTTGTGCGGCAAGCGAGCAGCAAGCACGGTGTGTGTGGCAAACGGCTTCAAACATGGTGGCGCTGTCTCCAGTTCTTTCGCAGATTATTACTCGATACAGATCACAACTGGTTTACAAAGCAGCGATGAGCACGTATGAGGTCGTGAGTGCCGTATCTGACACGAAACATGGTCGCAATGATTCATGCGTGATCTTTGACGAGGTTCACGTTCAATCTTCATTTGACATGTGGAACGTAATGACTTCGAGCGGCGGTTCGAGGCGGCAGCCGTTGATCGTTGCCATTACGACGGCTGGCGGAACGTACGAGAACGTTGCGTATTCACTGCATCAATATGCGGAAGCGATTCAACGTGGCGAAATCGAAGATCCGTCGTTCTACGCATACATTCGCAATGCACCTCCAGATATGGAGTGGTTCAGGTTGGAGACGTGGTTGAAAGCGAATCCTTCGTTGATCATCAACGGAGACTTCTCTTGCGATTCAAGCGATCCTGCTGAATATCTATCGCAATTACGTGCAGCAGTGATGCGTGGCGAGGTTAGAAACAGTGATGAATCAACGGTAAACTTGCAATTCTTGATTGATGAAGCGATGCATGCAACACAGAGCGATGCGATGCGTGCTCGATTCGAGCAGTTGTATCTGAACCGCTGGGCTCAACGTGAAGAGCGAATGCTCTCATTGAACGACTGGTGTGCATGCGGCGGCGAAGTTCACCATGAAGGGCGGCGGTGGTACGGCGGGTTAGATATGGCTGCAAAGGTTGATGTAAATGCCTTTGTGCTTGTTAGCCCGCCAGAAACAACTGATGATGTGTTTTTAGTAAAGCCATTCTTTTGGATTCCCGAGTCAGCGCTTGAAGATAAAGACAAGCGGATGGCGAACATGTACAAGGGCTGGGCACAATCAAAATTTTTGCGAGTGTTAGAGGGACAATTGATCGACGTGCAGCGTCTTGCTGATGAGATCAAAAGCATTTGCGAATTGCATGGTGTTGAGCAGATCGCATTTGATGCGTGGAACGCGTATGCGGTTGCGCAGATACTCGAAGATGAAGGGTTGGAGTGTGTGCAATTCCCGCAAACGTGCAAGGCGTTTGCAATGCCCACTAAAACCGTTGTTGATCTTGTAGCACGGCGGAGAGTGCAGCACGATGATAATCCCGTGATGCGATGGATGGTGCAGAATTGCGTTGCAAAGGTCGATGCAAACGGCAACATGCGCCCGGACCGCAAGAGAAGCAAAGAGAAGATCGACGGCGTTGTGGCGATGATAATGGCGTTTCACTTGGCATTGATGCAGGGAGAAAAAAAAGAGAGAGAACAAGCACCTGGTATAGCAGTGCTGTAGAAAGGAGCGAGTATGTTGATCAGATTTTTACATAACTGTGGCGTGTATCAGGCAGGCATGGTGTTGGACATGCCCGAGAACGTGGCGATGCTTTACGTGAAGCGTGGCGTTGCGGAGTACGTGCAGAAAATGCGTGAGGCTGTGCTTCCTGTTGATGAGCGAGAAGAGCAACGGCTGCCTCGTGGCACACGGCGGAGGCGCAGAATATGAGATGCGCTTGTGGTGCAGAAACAAAGGTCACGACAACACGATTGGCGGGCGATGTACGGATTCGCTATCGGCGTTGTCCACGTTGTGGTTCAACAAGCACTACGGTTGAGGTTGATCGCAACGTTCTTCTGCAGATGTTTCTTGTTTGCGAGCAATTGCTACGAGTCGGGGACGAGTTGAAGTCATTCGAAAAAAACTTGGAAAGTATCCGCTTTATTTAACCCTCAAAAACGCCTGTATACGCCTTCCATTGCATATATAGTACTGAAATTAACGTTTTCGTACTATATATAAAACCCCTCACTTTTCAATGTTATAATCGCATCAAGTAAGGAGGTAATTCGTATGGTTATCAAACCGCATGAAACGGACGTGATCGAGATCGACTGGAGTGCAGCAGAAGAGGTTGCACGGCTTAAGAGCGATCAAGATTTTGGATTCTACTCAAAGATGTTTGCGTGGTACGACGATTCGCAAGATGAGAAGAACACAACGGCTTACAAATTTCCGCATCATCACGTTGATAACGAGGGCAATCCTGGTGCTGCAGTTGTGCGTGCATGCGTGGCGGCGATTGCCGTGCTAAACGGCGGTCGAGGCGGAGCCGATATACCAGACTCCGATCGGCGAGGCGTTTGGGAACACGTTGCGAAACATTTGCGTGATGCGGGCTATGAGCCAGCGGAATTGAAAGAGATTGAGCAGACTGGCGTTGTCGTGCGTGATGTGAACGACGCTTTGCGTGAAACGAGATCGTTTGAAGTGCGTGCGATTGACGAGGCGGCAGTTGCGCCTTCGAAGATCGCTGGTTATGCGGCTGTGTTTGATTACGAAGCGCATGGCGAAGTGATTCGCAAAGGTGCGTTTACCAGATCACTGCAGAGCGGGCGAGACATAAAAGCGTACTGGTCGCATGAAAACGACCAAGTTCTCGGGCGTACCGGCAACGGCACGTTGTTACTGCGTGAGGACGAGTACGGGCTTTATTGCGAGATTCATCCGAACCTTGCGACGACGTGGGGACGTGATGCGCTAGCAGCCGTTGCACGGGGTGACGTGGTGCAGATGAGTTTTGCGTTTGTTCCCATTGAAGAGCGCTGGAGTAAAGATAAAAACGGTGAACCGTTGCGAGAGTTGATAGACGTTGAGTTATTCGAAGTGAGTCCAGTAGCGGAGCCTTGGTATTCCGCTACTTTGATTGAAGCGAAAAACAAACCGAAGGAGGATAAGAAGATGGAAGTTCCGATTGAAGAGAAAAAGTTAGAAGAGCGAGTTGCAGAAAACCGCATCACGCCGATCAATGCGTCTGTGCCGCAAACAGAGCAGCGAATTGAGCCGAGATTCGCACGTAGCCGTGTCTTTCGTGACGTAAAGACGGCGTACGACTTGGGTCAATTCGTTCGAGCAATTCACGGCGTTCAGCGAGCACGTGAATATTGTGCGAACAACGGCATCGAGTTGCGGGCTTTAACTGAAGGCACGGGCTCGGCAGGCGGGTACACTGTTCCGACGCAGTTGATACCTGAATTGCTAGGTGCAGTGGAGCAATACGGTGTGTTTCGCAGAAATGCTTATCGAGTGCCGATGAGCGAGATGACTGCAAACGTGCCTGTTCTTGCAGGCGGTGCAACAGGCTACTGGGTGGGCGAGGGATCGGCAATCACCGCAAGCGATCTCACGTTCAGCACAGTTGAGTTGATTGCAAAGAAACTAGGTGCGATCGTCGTCTACTCGAACGAACTCGGCGAAGATACCGTGATCGATTTGGGCGATACGATCGGAAAATCGATGGCGACTGGCTTGGCTGCGAAAGAAGACAGTGCTGGCTTCAACGGTGACGGTACAAACACGTACGGCGGATTTTACGGCATCGTTTATCGCCTAGCAAACACAGGCACAGCGGGTGTTGTTGAAGCGGCTGCTGGATCATCTACATACTGGAGCAAGATTGCTTTGAGCGACTTTCTGAAGATGATTGGCAAACTGCCAGAACGAGCGACTACGCCTAATGTGAAGTGGTTCTGCTCAAAGCTATTCTATGCGCTTGTGATGGAATCGCTCGCAACAGCGGCAGGCGGTAATACAATCGCTACGTTGAGCACGGGGCTTGCGAGAACGTTCTTGGGCTACGAAGTCGAATGGACGTCGCAATTGCCTGCTACCGCATCGTCTGAGCAGATCGTTTGCGTACTCGGTGACTTGAGCCTTGTTGGCGTACTGGGTGAACGTAAAGTTATCGAGGTTGCGCAGAGCACGGAGGCGACGGTCGGTAGCGTGAATCTGTTCGATGCGAACATGAGCGCATTGCGTGCAACGGAGCGTGTTGCAATTGCAACATATCAATACGGCTCGAGCAGTGAAGTCGGTTGTGCTGTAGCGTTGAAGACGAAGAAAGCATCGTAATCGATTAAACTTGCGGGGGGAGGCACAACGCCTTCCTCCGCATTACAATGAGGGCATTACATGCGTTGGATTTGGGATGGACAGAGACTGAAGCGCAAAGATCAGCGTGATCGGCTTGTGCAAAGCGGCTCGGGTAATCGCTACGTTTCGTGGGTGTCGCAGACTTCCGAAGCGGGCACAACAGTTACGCCTGACACGGCACTCACGCTAGGTGCAGTCTGGGCATGCGTGAGGTGCGTTACCGAGACGCTTGCAACGCTGCCGCTGAACGTGTTGAAAAAAGGCGAGAACAACAGCCGCTCGGTGTGGGGCGATCATCCGATTCACAAACTGTTGCACTCGTATCCAAATCCACTACAGAGCAAAGTTGAATTTTTCGAGTACATGATCGGTCACCTCGAATTGCGTGGTAATGCATATGCAGAAATTGAATACAATTCACGAGGGTTGCCGATCGCATTGTGGCCGTTGCATCCAGACTCAATGACGGTCACGTTGAATAAAGACGGGCTTCAATACGAGTACAAACTTCCGAACTGTTCAACGATCAAACTGCCGCAAAAGAATGTATTGCACATAAAGTTCTTATCGCTTGATGGCGTTGTGGGCACGAGTCCGATCCGATATGCGGCGAATGCAGTTGGTGCCGGGCTCGCTGCGCAAAAGTACTCGAGCAAAGTTTTCAAGAGCGGCGGATCGCAACGATTTGCACTCGTTTCAGAACATTCATTAAAACCAGATCAGATCGCAGATCTGCGTGCATCGTGGGAATCGACGTACAGCGGAATTGATAGCAGCCATCGAGTTGCAATTTTGCACGGAGGCATCAAGCCTGAAGTGATTGGCATCGCTCCTGAAGACGCACAATTGTTGCAGATGTGGAATGCGACTGTTGTTGACGTCTGCAGAATCTGGAGAGTTCCGCCGCACAAAGTGGCACAGTTAGATCGTGCGACATTTTCAAACATTGAAGAGCAGAACATCGAGTGGGTAACGGATTCAATCTTGCCTCGTGCGGTTCGGATTGAACAGGCAATTCAAAGCGCCCTGTTACGTGATCAAGACGACGCAGAAGTGAAGTTCAATCTCGATGGTCTGTTGCGAGGACGCTTGCAAGACCGCATGGAGGCGTATGCAAAAGCCATTCAATGGGGCTTCCGCAGCCGTAACGAGATTCGTGCGTTGGAGGAATTGCCGCCGTTTGAAGGTGGAGATAAATTCGATAGACCGCTGAATATGCTACCGATACCTGGAGCATCTTCTGGATGAATGCATACACAACCATAGCGAATATCAGAGCGATCGATGCGACGTTGAATAATATCAGCGACGAGGTTCTGCTCAATACAGCGGTTAGCGCATCACGGCTCGTTGATCATCTTGCACGACGTGAGTTTTTTGTACATCGTGCAACGAAGCAATACACGATCGCATCGTACGCAGTTGATATTGATGATTTGCTTGTTGTGGACTCCGTGAAAGTTATCAACGGTGATATAGAAACAACGTTGACTTCGGATGATTACGAACTGCGCACGCTGAACAGCAGACCACCATACACGTGGATCACGCTCAAGTCACTGTACAGCGGAACGCTTGAGATCACGGGATGGTTTGGTGCGGGTAACCTCGAATTACAATCGCCGTTTGTTTCGTTAGGCGTTACATGCACGTGCGACGCGTCTGCAACGGAATTGAATTTTACAAGTGCGTCAATAGCACGTGGAGACATGATCAGAATCGATGATGAGATCATGCGGGTTGAGTCGGTCGGTTCAAAATCAATCACAGTGCGACGTGCGCAAAACGGCACGACTGCAGCTGCTCATACAAACGGCGTCGTGCTTGTGCCGCTTTACCCTGACATAGTGCGGTCGTGTACGAATTACATTGCAGTTGCACTGCTTCGGAAAGTCCAGTCTGCAGGCTTGAGCACAGAACGGCTTGGTGATTATTCATACTCGAGCGATGCAGACACGTTGAGTTTTGCAGAGCATGCATTATATTCAGTGAGGCGGATGCGATGATCGCAACAGGCATACAGATCAAACGAATCAAAGACGACACTGGTAAGGTACGCCAGATCGTAACGGCTGCAAGTGATCGTGCAATGCAAAACCTCACGAACGATGCAGCGCAATTGATACGGGCTATGATTCGTGATGCAACGTCTGGCTCGCCACGTTCTACTGGAAAACTTTTATCGAGTGTCACGCCAGTGAAGCGTGGCATTTTGCAATATTCTATCGAGACGCCTGGTGTTCATTACGCTGCAAAACAAGAGTGGGGCTGGAATCCGAGAGGCACGCAGTCGGACATTATGCGGCGTGGGCGGCGTAGTAAACGTGCGGGTAGGCATTTGTTCTTTATGCGTGGTTATTTTGGTATGACACGCAGATACATGCGAGGCGAACGATGGAGACCGTGATGAGCGAAACCGAACTATTGCAATACGTGTTGAACGAGTTAAAAGAAATTCGTGCAGACATAAAAGCGGTGATAGCAAGGCTAGATGCTAGCATTGCAGAGCAACGGCGTGATTGCGATAAGTACAGAACACAGTATGCAAAAGACATTGAATCATTGAAGATTGATCATGTTGCTCTTGCAACGAAGTTCAGCGGGTTAGTTGCGGTGATTAGTACGGTCGTTTCGATCATTGTTTCAGCCGCTGTGTATGCGGTTCGGAGGATGCTCGAGTGAGTAATAATTTTGCAATGTTGTTGCACAAAGCGCTCACGAGATCGGGCACGGCATTGTACTCGCAAGTGGGCACGAGGGTGTGGCAAGAGATCCCGCCAGACACGTGGAACGGAACAACGAAATGCATTGTGTTTAGCGTGATCACCGATACACGCGAATCATTCGGAACAATTGCGATTGCAACGGTACAGTTCACGTGTTACGGTGGCTCAAAACGAATTGCAGATGCAACGGATGTTTACGTTGCGTTGCTAGATACATTGAATGGGCTGTTTTATAAAGACGTGATCGGCGTGATCATGTACGCAAAGATGATCAGCGGGATGAGCGGCGATATTCGAATTGATGATGAGTATCCTTATGCAGAGGCTACGTTTGAGATAGGTTATCAGTTGATATAGAAGGAGGTTTACGAAAATGGCTTACGAGACTGGAACAGTATACAAGATCGCAATAGGTACGAGTTCGTCTACATTGCTGACGTCGTTGCCGAAACAAGGTGAAAGTATCACATATCCTACAGGATGGACTTTGCTCGGCGGACAATCTTCAACGGATATTCTGCTTGACGACGATTCCGTGAAGATAAGTTTTCGCACGGAATCCGTTGATATTGACCCGCCGCTAGCACAAGCGAAGTTGAGCGAGATACCGATTAAAGAGTGTGCTGAAACCTTAACGTTCGCAACGTATCAAACGAATCTTGCAGTGCTTTCTCTGGACTCGTTGGCGAGCGTTTCCACGAACAACGAAGTGACGCTTGACACCTCGCCGGACTACAAACAAGTGATCGTTGAAGAGACAGGCGTCGGCGCGTTCTACTTCCCGAAGACGATCGTGCGTGTTGAATCGATCAGTGGCGGCGTGAAGGCGCTTTTCAAGGTGGAGTTCAAAGTTTCTGTTTTTGGTACGACAGACATCCCTGCTGGATTCAAGTACATCGGCTTCGCAGCCGCATAAACACTGGAGATTTTGAGTGATGAGCGAGAGCCCGTTCATACCGCAAGTGTGTGAAGTGACGTTGTGCGGGAAAACTTACAGAATGCAGGAGCCAGTGCGTCGCAAGTCACGAACGATGCTTGCGGATGCGTTTCGGATCTTTGCGAAGTACAATATTGAATTACAAGAGAACGGCACGTTCAACGTTCCTAACGACGTTGCATTGTTGTTTGTGAACGACGTTCTGGACTGGCTGCTAGTTCATGTTGATGGCATGTTCGAAGATAAAGAGCGGCTCGATAATGCCGATGATGCGGAAGTGATCACGGCATTCACAAAGGTGATGGAGTTTCTTGTGCGCCCTTTCAAGAGAACGCAAGAGGGAACGGCGTAAAACACACAGTTGAAACTGAAGACATTGAAACGATGATCTACGAGCGGTGCATGCTTGAATGGCATGTGCCGTTTGACTATATCGAAACACATTGGACAGATCGGCAGTTCATTGCAATGCTGAATGCGATGGCGGACAGATTAGAGCGTGAAGCGAAGTTGATGCAACATCGAAGCGGCTCACGAGAGATGCCGTTGAAAGAGTTCAGGAAGATGCACTATGGCAATTAAAGCAGGTGAAGTCAGTTGGTCGATCACGGCAGACATATCATCGTTTAACGATGCACTTGCACAGAGTAGCCGAGCGATCAAGAAGCATTATGGTGAATTGTTGAGCATCGCTCGTGTTGCAGGCACGGCAATGATGGCGGCTGGTACGGGCGTGCTAGCAAGCATGTTCAAGATGGGGGACTCGTTCGCAAGAGCCGCCGACGATGCCGCAACACTCGGTGATCGACTCGGTATTAGCGCACAATCTGTGCAGGAGTATCAGTATGCATTAGAGATGCTTGATACGCCGTTCGAAGCGTTCGAGAGCGGCATGAAGATCATGGAACGGCAGTTAGGTAATGCACGTGTTGGAAACGAGCAAGCTGCAAAAGCGTTTGGCATGTTGCGCATCTCCGTGCAAGAAGTGATGACATTGACGCCCGACCAGATGTTTATGCGAGTGGCTCAAGCGATCTCGCAGATTCGAGATCCAGCACAGCAAGCCGCTGCAGCGCAATTGATGTTTGGCCGTGGCGCAATGCAATTATTACCGGCGTTAAAAGCGGGCTCGGCGGGCATTCAACAGTATCGTGATGAGGCGCATCGGCTCGGTCTTGTGATGAGCGATAGCGCGATCAAGAGCGGGCAGGCGTATGACGATGCGATGAAACGCTTACGTGCATCGTTTGAAGGATTTCGCAATGCGATTGCTCCGCAGATGGCACAGTTCCTTACGGAGATGATGGAGAAGATCTCAGGTGTTGTCCAGGAGATATCTGCATGGGCGCGAGACAATCCAGAGCTTGCAGAACAATTGATCGATATTGGTACAACGATTGCAATGGTGATGATTCCGCTTGGGGGTTTGTTAATGATGCTTTCGCCGGTCATCAAGCTCTTCGACGGCCTTGGTAGTATCATTGGGATTGTCGGGATGGCACTCGGAGGATTGTCTACGCCTGTACTAATTGCTATTGGCTTCATTATCGCTCTTGGCTTGGCAATATACGAAGTCTACAAGCACTGGGAGGATATTGTTGCTGCAATTAAACGCTGGGCTTCTGCGATCTACCAGTGGTTGATTCATGCGTTCGTGGTATCTGCGGACGCTCTGATCAAGGCATGGGATGCTGTCGTCGGCTTCTTTAAAGGTATCTGGTCGTCCATCACAGAGATTTTCAAATCAGCATGGGCACGTATTGCGCCGATCGTTAAAGCGCTTCAATCGGCATTGTCGTTCGTGCGAGAGACACTTGGTCTAGAGACGGCACCAGCAACCGTTCCTGCATATGCAAGCGGAGGCGTTGCACGAGGCGGGCTTGCGCTTGTAGGCGAGCGGGGTCCGGAATTGGCTGCACTACCTGCAGGTACACGTATCTTGAGTCATCGTGATACTGTGCAAGCATTGAATCAATCACAGAACAATTCCGTGAACATCAGCGGTATTACGATCAACGTACAGAGTAATACTGATCCGCAAGGTGTTGTGCGTGCCGTTGCAGATCGGCTTGGTGATGAGATCAAGCGGTCGCTGATGGCGAGGGGCATTCATCCGATGAAAGGTGCGGCGTGGTGAGTAACGGGTTTACATATAGAGACGTTCATATCAGCACGTTCAATGCAGTACTCATTGCATGCGATGAAGAGACTGCAGACGTTGATATTCAGCATTACAACCGTCCGTATTACGTTGCGGGAGGTCTCGCTTCACGTCCAGTGCTAGGTGCAAAACGTTTCAAGTGCGCAATGATCGTTAGCGGTGACGATTCAGACGTGCTCAACACAAAACTCACGTTATTGCTTGGCTTGCTTTCTCCGAGTGCTGGTGAAAACTATTTGAAGTTCGATCACTATACCGATCGGCAGTTCGTGGCTGTGGTTGATTCTTCTGCAAGAGTTGCAAGGCTCGGCTCAAACGTTGCGCAAATTGAAGTATCATTCATGGTGCCGAGCGGATTCGGCGTTGCGCTCGTTGAGCAGAGCGGCTCGATCGTGAATAGCAAGTTCCCTTCATCGGGCACGGTTTCAGGGTCTGCGATAGCGCCTGCAATTGTTACGATCACTGCAACAACTAGCGGCTCTTATGTACAGGTATGGTGCACTAATACCGTTCGTACTGCAAGGCTTAACCGTGACATTGCAATGAACGACGTGGTGATCTTCAACGGCGTAACTGGCGAGGTGAAGCATAACAATGTGAACGTTGAGTCTGCACTAACAGCGGGGTCGTTATTGCCTGCGTTGCTCGGTGGAATTCAGAACACAATAACGATCACGGGTATTTCGTGCACAGCAACATGTTCTGTGTTGGGGAGGTTTGCATGATCTTAAAAAACGTTTGCGAGATTAGGCGAAAGGCATACGAAAGTGAAGACGCAGCCGAGCCAACGTATACGTGGACGACTGTATTTTCAAGCGCGCCATGCTCGTTGCAATACAAGCGTGGTGAAGAGAAACAGGGCGAGTTTGTAGAGATCACCGATTACGAATTGTACCTTCCTCCGCAGTATGACGTGCAGCGTGGCGACGTGGTCGTCGTAGGCACAAAGACGTTTGATGTCGTTGCGGTCGGCTCGATCTTTGATCGATTCGTTCGAGTGAGTTGCAAGGAGGTTTCGAGAACATGACGACGTTCATGAATGCAAAAAATTTTGCGCAGAGCACGCTAGCAAGCGGAATCACTGCAAGCGATACAAGCCTCACAGTGCAGTCTGGTGATGGTGCAAAATTTCCGACTGTACCGTTCAACGTTGTTTTATCAGGCGTTGAGATTGTTAGCGTGACTGCAAAGAACGGTGATGTCTTCACGATCACGAGGGCGCAAGAAAACACAGTTGCACAAGCACATTCAGCGGGCGCAAGCGTTGAATTGAACGTCACGGCGCAATACCTAACGGATGCGTATACGGCGATCAATAATATTGAAAGCGGCACGACGCAATTGCAGAGCATCACGACTGCGGGCGACGTGAACACGACGGCGCAAACGATCAACCTTTTCGCAAACGCTTCTACAGTGAACATGATGGGCGGGTCGGGTGGCGCAGCAAAATACTTCAATATAGGCTCGTCTACGGTACCAGGCGTAGTGCGGATTTATGCGCCGTCAAGCGTTAAGACGTATCCAGAGTTGGGCTTTTACACAGACGGCACTCGAAAATTCAGCATTAACATGACCAGCGATACGGCAACACCGTATGCACAGATCATAGACTCCGCAAGTACGCAGCGGTTCATTTTCGATGTTACGAGCCGCACGTCAGGGTCTACAAACGTACGTTACGGCGGTGCGTTCAACACAATCACGATCGGGTCTGCTGCCACATCGAGTCTGACGATATTTCCGCCGACGATTGCTGCGGGCACGGCATCGTCGAATCATTCGCTGTGGGAGAACGTAACTGGCAACGTGGGTTTTGCAACGTCGAGTCCGAACGTCACAATCGGTGCAAGTGCAAGCGGGAAGACCACCGTACGCAATGCATTCGTGTTCGGTGGTTCAAAAACTTTCACAGCGAACGCCACGTCACAAGATGTGAGCGGTGCGAACATTTTCATTGTGCCGAATACGTGGTCTGCAGGTAACAACATTAACAACCTCACAAACGGCACGACGGGACAAGTGATCGTCATTCTCGGCGGCGATAGCGACTGCCAGGTCGTAACGGGCGGTAATATCAAGTTGAGTGGTGGCAGTGCGTGGACTGCGGCTGTGAATGCAACGTTAACATTAGTTTTCGACGGCACGAATTGGCAAGAGGTTTCACGTAGCACGAATTCGTAAAGGGGGGATTGAGTATGGATCAGTTAACGATAATAGCGATTAGCGAACGTCTGGATCGTTTCTGCGAATTGCTGGAAGCGACCGTTGATCAAGAAGTCTTGAATGCCGTGCTTGATCAATTCATGGCTGAAGATAAAGCGATCAAGTTGCAAACTGCGAAGACGCTACTTGAGCAAGCAGGTTTTGCGAATGACGTTGTGACGGTTTCAATTGATGGGCTTGTGCAAGAGTTGCGAGGGGCACGCAGTAATGGCAGTTGGTCAATGTTTGTTTGGTAAATCGCCGTTCGGTCGATCAACCTTTGGTTGGTATCAAGAACCGCCGATATTCCGTTCGATCACAACCGATCAGGTCTATGAAATTCGTGCAACGATCAATAACCAGATCGTGCCGTTAAACGATATTATCGATGGCAAGTGGAAGCGGTCGTTAAAGGAGAACAGCGAACTCGATTTTACTGTGCCGTTCTCGCTCACGTACAAAGAAGCACTGCAATTTCCAGCGCATGTATTGCTATATCGCAGAGGCATTTTGCAAGAGACGTTTATCATTACATCTCGCAAAATCACACGGTCTATCAACGGTGAAACGTTGATCTCTGTACATGCAGACGGGATCATTGCAAAACTTGCTTATGCGGAATTCTCTATGTACAACACGGCTGACTATGGACGAGATGATGGCACAAGAAAACTTTGGCAAGTGGTTGCTGATCTTATGGGGTTTCAACCAACCGTTCGTCCGTTTATACCGAGTGTGCAGTTTGTGCTTGATAATATCGACGGGCAAATCAGAGATGAATACATTACGTTTCAAGCAGAGAATCAATCGATCCTTGAAGCACTGAAGACGTTGCAGAATCAATACGGCGGTCGTGTGTTTGTGAATGCATCAAACGAGTTAGTATGGCGCACCGACCTAATGTGGGAGAATTACGCCGTCTTTCGCACAGAAAAGAATCTACTCGGGATTGAGTTAGAGGAAGATTTTCGTAGCATACGGACGCGCGTAATTGCGAGTGGGCGACAAGAGACGAGAGACTCCGATGGGTATTTGAATATGGCTGAGATCACCGCGCAAGCCGATGCGCCTTCGTCGCAGTTGCAAAAGTACGGCGCACTCACAGAATATGTTTCAAACGTTCGCATTCGCACTAGTACAGAGTTAAATGCACGTGCACAACAACGAGTGAAGAGCCTGGCATATCCGATTCAGTCCGTCAGATGCGATATCGTTGATCTCAACGCACTATATCCGACGACTTCGATTCCAGACGTCGGTGCGCCCGTGCGTATCGTTGATCCATTCACGGAGATCGACGTACTTGCGTACATCGATGCAATCGAGTTTGATTTGGTACATCCGCTTGATACGAAGATTGAGTTGGGTATATTCAAAGCGCCCGACTGGATTACGGAACAGGTAAAGCGTGCAATGGATTTGAACAGAGACAACGCCGTCGTGCCGCAAAAGATACTGGATGAGTTGCGCAGAATCAGCGTGCCGCCGTTTGGGATCGACATTCAATCGTGCGGCATTGCAAACTTTGCAGGTACCAAGAACGAGATGGCTAGGGTCGATCACATTCACAAGGTAGCGTGGGTATGAACATTTCTATTGCAGGATGTCCGCCGTATGCAGATCATTATGCATTAGCGTGCAACATGCTTGCGGTGGCTGCTGCAAACGCTGCAACGTTGCGTGGGCTCTCGTTTGAAGAGTTTTACATGAGCAATGAAGAGTACAATTTAACGCTGGGTAATCCTACATACCATTACAAGGAACATTATACTTGTGTGGATGGCAACTACTATCTCTCGGTTTGGCAATGCTGGAAAACCACTTACGGAGCGTCCGACGCGTACGACTTCTACGTCTTCAGATATAAAAAAGTGCTCATCGATGGCGAGTTTATATGGCAATACGCCGGCTACTCGCTCGTTTATGCAAACGCACGAGACTCGTTTCGATTACTTCGTGCCATGCGTGGTCACTGGTGCATGATAGATAATGAATACCGTGTACGTTTAGATGACGGAACGATTGTGCAATTACCCGCTAATTACAACATAGTACCAGTTGAATACAGACCAGGTTACGGTTGGATTTTTACAGCAACGCCGTCTCATGCAGCCGATAAGTTGTATCTTTATACTACTGGTTACGGAGAGATCACTCAAAGCAAAAACGTGCAGTATTGGGGGCATGAATACACATTGGGTGGCAACACGCCCGTTGGGCTTTTTGATGACGGCTCGTTTCTATGGCTTGACAGAGATCTTAGCGTTCCCAGGCTACTCAAGACGTATAGTGGCTATGCGATCGACGTGGGCTATTGGTTTGGTCGAGCGCAATTGGATCCGAATCAGCACTGGATCTTTGTTGGGGACACGGCGTGCGGGTACACAGTTACGTCAGGGCTCTATTTACAATCAACTATTGAAGTATACGGTCTGCAACATGTTTTCAATGGTACGTGCCTTAATGCCGATACAACAAATTCTTACGATTTGGTAACACAATTTAATGATTGGCTCAATAGCCACGCATACAGCGTTACTTGGGATGGTGCGCGAATACCGAGTTTATTCAACGGTGATGTGCCGTGTTCGTTTATGCGATTGCAATTAAATAACGCTTCATGTCGCTTTTATCAGCCGCTAGTGCAGTGTACGCCTGCTAATTACAACGGTGGTGCGACGAGAGGTTACTGGCTTGGTACCGGATTTCGCGGTACGTCTAGCGGTCCTAAGCACGTTGTGCTATCTGCATATGTGAATGGGATTGAAGGCCTTCATCAGCCGTTCAATGAAAAGTTTGAAGTATGGTCGTTTAACGAGAATGGTGGCAAAGACAAATGGCTCGGCTTTTCTGCGCCAGTGATATTAATGGAGATGCCAGACGTCTATGGTAATTTGAATCTGCCGTCATTCATGGATTCATACTCAATGAAGGGCACGCCGATCACTACTGCGTATGAAACACAATTATCAATGCTGCTTGGAATGTTATATAACATGGGAATCGGCATGCAAGATTATCGCCGTTGGTGGACGGACGAAGACTTGAAGGCTCGATTGCTCGGAGATCCACTTGAAGCGATTTACAACGGGCTTGGTGATTGGTTATCAACTGGCATCGTAAAAATGTTCACGAAGGTCGATTATCAGAACAAGTTTATTCGGGAAATCACGCTATGATCAAAGATCACTTACTCGATTGCACGCAAAAACACACGCAGAATTGTGGTAGCACGATCACGCCTGAAATTATCGTACTGCATTACACTGCAGGCGGGTCGCTAGATGGTGCAGTTTCGTGGTTTCAGAATCCTGCAAGTTCGGTTTCAGCCCACCTCGTGATCGGTCGTGATGGATCAGTCGTTCAGTGCGTTCCGTTCAACAGACGTGCATGGCATGCGGGGGCGAGTTCGTATAGAGGGCGCCCTGGCGTGAATGGCTTCAGCATCGGCATTGAGTTCGTTAACTGGGGCGTGCTACAGAACAACGATAGCCGTACGTGTCGATCATGGGGCGGAACGATCATTCCGAAAAGCGATTGTGTTCAAGCCGAATTTCGTGGATCGATTCATTGGTGGCAGCGGTTCCCTACAGCGCAGATCGAACGTGGACTTGCAATCGTTCAAGAATTGATTCAAGCATACAAGATCAGCGATATTGTTGGGCACTGCGATATTGCGCCGACACGCAAGATCGATCCTGGTGGTGCGTTCCCGATGGATCTGTTCAAGCATCTGTTGAAAGAGGTTCACAAAGGAGGTTGATATGATTAGAAAACCATTTTACAAGAGCACAACGACACAGACCGTAGCGGGTTCTGCATTGGGTTCTGCAACGATTGGCTGGGCAATCGTGAAGGGCTTGAGGATGCTCGCTCCGCAGTACGTGATCTGGAGCGAGGCTGAAGATGCAACGATTGCAAACATTTTAACTGTAATACTCACACCGATAATTTCACGCATTGTAGCGTTGATAAGGAAAGGGTAATACAATGTATTATTGCAAAAAAGATCGTGCCTCTACGTTGATTCTAGGCGGCTTCCTTGCGGTTGTAATGGTGGGCTGTGTGACTGTTACGACGCCAGAAGGAACTACTACCACGAAGCCCGATACAGAGGCGATTGTAGCGGTACTCGTTCATTCGCTTGACGTCGCTAATCAAGCATTACAAGCGTACATGCAGTGGGCGGAGGAACAAAATCGGTTGGAAGAGGCAGAGGTACAGCGGAACATCGAGCGACAACGGCAACAGATAGAAATGATCGTCTCGATGATAAATGCGCTGAAGCCCCAGACGGCTCAAAAAACACAATAGCCTCCTCGTTTCCTTCCTGTTCATCGGGGGGCGGTGGTTTCCCATCCTTTCCCGCCGCTCCCCACCGCTTAAAAAAGAAAAGCGCCCGCATAGACGATCTACACGGGCGCAAGAAAAACTTCAATTACTCTCGTTCTTCAGTCTCTTCTTCGTACCCCGCCGCCTCCGCGATGAGGCGGATCGTGGACGGGAGCGCTTTGTGTTTCCCAGCCAGGAAATTCCTGACTGTGGAAAAGGACAGTCCTGAATCCGCCGCAATGACTTCGGGGCGGATCTTGTTTTCTAAAATGAACTTCCTCAACTTCTTCTCTATCATTTCGATTTGCCTCCTGCCGACCATTGCTTCTCAATAATGGGGACACCATCTTTTGTGTAATCAAGGTCACTGCGCTTTTCTAGCAGGCGCGGGACGGGAGAGCGTCTTTCCGATTCCATTCGATTATTGATAAGACATTTTGAAATGTACTTTTCCCGTTCCCCTTCCAACCCAAATACATTAGGAGGAAGCGAAGGGCACCGTGACCCCTCACGTTCAATTTGTAGGAATTGTGACCGTCTGGTCTTTGGTTCCAGTTCCAGTGGTTGGAATCCCGTAACTCTATGCTCCGCCCCTGCCCGTCACGAGCCCAAATATACAGCGAGCCCGTATCCGCGACGTGCTTATCAAACGCCTTGAACCCGGCAGCGCCCAGTATAGCAGCGATGCACGGGTCTGTCGCATAGATGTACCGCTGTGGTTCGGGCATGTCCGCCCAGAACATCGTTGCAAACCGCTCGATCTTTTCCCTCTTCGTTTCCTTCTTCATCTCTCGTCTCCTCGTTGTGCCCTTTCGGGCGTTTCCTGTTCTGCTATAACTTTATCATAACTTTATCATAAAGTCAAGTACTTTTTTCAAAAAATTTTATCGCTGTAAGTAATTGCAATACTAGGAGTTACGAAAGCAGACAGAAATTTGTGCAAAAAAATTTTTGATCTTACTAATAAAATTTCACTCATAAATTATAATAAGGAAAACACAAAGGAGGTTCACCATGAAGATCACAGTTGAAAGAGCAACGTTGCAAAAAGCCGTTCAGTCCGTCATTCCCGCCGTTCCAAAAAAGCCAGCAATGCCGATTCTCTCGCACGTTTTGTTCGAAGCAGAGAACGGATTACTTCGTATTACCGCATCTGCAATCGATGAATTCATTGCAGCAGTCATACTTTGTAATACGGATGGTTCTGGCTCGTTCACGATCAATGCGCAATTATTGCTGGGGCTCATCAACAGGCTTGACGGGAACGACGTTTCGATCACCGCTGAAGATTGCATTGTGCACCTTACATGCGGAAAAGCGCAAGTGCGGTTTACATCGTTCGAACCGGAAAATTTTCCGGTTACGCCAAAGATCGAAACATTTGCATTTGCGATCGCCGCAAGCGAGTTGAAGCGGATAATTTCGAAGGCGGCATTCTGTCTTAACAAAGAGCAGATATTACTTGGTAATATGGCTGGCTTGCGGCTGGAGATCCACGAGGGTCTTCTGCGCTGTTTCGCAACCGATCGAGTACGTCTGTTTTGTTACAACAATTCCGCAAACACTACAGCGGATGTTGCGGTAACGATCCCAGCGAAAACCGCATTGCACCTGCAGAAGGTTCTCGACGAAGACGTGAATGTTGACGTTTGCATTCAAGGCGACACGATTGCATTCTCGATGGACGGGTTGAAAGTAATCTCATCTACGGTTGCGGGCGGTTATCCAGACGTGAACAGAGTCATACCGAACAATGCAGATATCACTGCAAAGATCAATAGAGCCGATCTATATGATTGCATTCAACGAGCAGAATCGATCGTGCGTGGCTCAACGTTTCCGATACGACTTTTGTTTGAAGATGGCGATCTGACAATACGAACGATCAATCCAAACGTCGGTGACTTTGAAGAATCGATGCCGATCGTTTATGAGAACGAGCCCCTCCAGATCGGCGTGAATCCTGCATTTTTGAGAGATGTGCTGAACGCAATTGATGATGATATTGAAGACGTTGTTTTCACAATGAAAGACGCCAATTCACCGTTCATAGTGCAGCCGTTGAGAGATGGCGAGATTATCGAAAACGAGAAGTACGTGATAATGCCGATGAGAATTCAGTAAGGAGAAATGCGATGAATGAACAAGAGTGGCTTGAACAGAGGCGTGCGGTTGTGACTGCTACGGACGTGTTACGATGAAGGAGGTCACACAATGACAATAGATATCGATGATGTTCTTGATAGGTGGCATGACCGTGTTGATGAGAACAACCCGACCACATGCGTTAAATGCAAACAACCGTGCGAGGCTGATTCAATTCTCTGCGATGATTGTCTCCGCCACGAATTAGTTTATCTGATCGAGCGACACATGTATCAACGATTCAATACGAAGGTTGATGTGATCTGTTACATCAACGATATCGGCGATGAGCGAATGTTGTTTCGCAAATTTCCCAACCTACTAGCGTTTGATGGTTGGGAACTAACGGATGATAGAGCAAGGTTGGTGCATAAATTCTACAGAACTGAATAGGAGGATTGAACCATGACAGAAATTATCAAGAAAGACGAACCAGTCGGGACGATCACAAGATTGCAGCAGTTCCTGGATACGCCATATATGCAGAATGCTTTGCGGGATCTGCTTGGCGATGAACAGATGATAAAGCGATTGAAACGTGTCGCAATGATGTGCGTTTCAAAAAATCCGAAGTTAAGGCGGTGCACGCTTGCGAGCGTTGCGGGCGCTGTAGCAGAAAGCATACGGCTCGGGCTTGAGATCAACGATTACAGGGGTTCGTGCTACCTGGTTCCGTACGAAACAAAGCATGGTAACGAGGCTGCGTTGATTATCGGCTATCAAGGGCTTGTAAGTCTGGCGTATCGCGCGGGCGTGATTCAGTACATTCATGCTGACGTTGTATTCAGCGGCGATCAATGGAGCGTTGAACTTGGCACAAGCCCGAAGATCGTGCACAAGCCCAACGTAGTTGGCGATCGTGGAGAACGTCTCTTTGCTTATGCCGTTGCATACCTCAAAGATTCTACTGTGCCGATCGTAGCAGTTGTTGATAAAGCGAATATTGAGCGGCATCGTGCATGTAGCAAAAGTAAAACAGACGTGTGGACTGTGCACTGGATTTGGGGCTGGAGAAAAACGGCGCTCCGTGAGTTGGTGAAATTTTTGCCATCGTCGGCTAACGAGTTTGCGGAAGCGGTTCAACGTGATGCGGCTGCTGAAGCGGGAGAGTTTACTGGTGAAGTTGTTATTGAGGATGCAATCGGCGAGGTTGTGCAAGTGAACGAAGAAGAAAACGTTGAGGAGCCCAAACAATGAACGATGATATCCTTCTAGAAGCGGCACATTGCATTGAACGGTGCTGGACGCTCATTAGAAAACTTTATGCAGAGCGATTGATCCCAGTTGAGTCACAAGCGGAATTGAGGGACGTGCAAGAGTTACTGCACGACTGCGATGCCGTGCTATTGCGAATCAATTATCGTGATCCGATTAGGTTGCGTGAAGAACTCATGCGACGTCTTTCTGAAAGCGGATCGCTAAATCAATACGAGATTGAACTACTCAAGGAGACTATTCAATGACGTGGGGCGTAATGATTGGCTTTGTAGCGTTTGTGCTGGTACCAGTGGCGTTTTTGATGATCAACGAGGATTGAGTTAGTGGAGGGATTAAACATGGACATGCGCCCGTTTGAATGCTTGAACGAGATTAAGCGGATCGTTGAAAACAACGATCGAGAGAAGATCAAGTATTATGCGAAGCAATGCATGGTGCGTTCAGGTTGGCAAAAGCCGAATGAGCAGTTAGTGCCTTGGTTGTATAACATATTATTGCTTGAAGACAATCACTGCAGGCTATATATCGAAGGCTGCATCGATAACGATGGCATTGATACACCACGGCTTATGATCAGGTATGCATTTGATGATACTGAACAATTGCATACTACTTCAAAAGAAGCAGAGTTCATGACTGAATTTGTGAAGCGTGTGATCGAAGAAGCGAAGAATAATGAGGAATAAAAGCATTACAAAAAAGAGGAGTGTACGCGATGAAAGTGTTTGTTGGCATCTATCAGGAAGCCGTTGTGCGGCACGGGCTGCACGAGAAAACAACGTTCATTGACTGGGCGATAGTCGATTACATCAAGGACTGGATCGGATACTCGGGGGCGAAGACATTCATCGATGAGGACGGCAAAACGTTCTATTGGATCAACTTCAAACATCTAATTGAAGAGATGCCGTTGCTTGGAATATCTACAAAAGGAGGCATCTCAAAGCGTATTACACATCTGAAGAATGTTGGTATTCTAGACACGTTTCGAACCGACGACTGTTCACTAGGCGTGCGGCTCACGCCATTAGGGGAAGAAATACTAAAGTTTTCAAAGAGACCCGTTAATGAAAGTGAACACCCCGTTAACTTTGGGAAACACCCCGTTAACTTTGGGAAACACCCCGTTAACTTTAGGAAACACCCCCCGTTAACGAAAGTTAACAGCACAAATAACAGATCAATTCAATATACTACTAAGAATAACAGATCAGAAGATCTGAATAATATTGATCATCCTGCGGATGATCGAGCATGCACTGCAGCCTCTGCTACGCAGAACTCACCTAAAGAGAGAAGATGTATTTCCTCAACAGATATCCTCGATGAGAAGAATAAGAAGGTCTTCTCAATGTTCTGGTCTATATATCCCCGCAAAGTTGGTAAAGGCGCTGCCGCTAAGGCATGGAAGAACCTCAAACTCCGTGACGGTGATAGAGACTTATGTAAGGCGATCCTCGACGGTGCTAAACGTATGAAGGAAGTGGCGACATACACGGATAAGCAATTCATTCCTCATCCAGCAACATGGCTGAATCAACGGCGATGGGAGGATGAAGACGTGCCAGAGCCACCACGTGATCAAATTATTGATCCCGATCGTGACGTGCCGATGACTGAATACGTATCACTACGAGGAAAAATATCAACGATGGAGGACGCCATTCTACAGCGGCTGGATTCGCTGGCGGGAGAAGAACTCGACGAATACAAGAAATTAGTTATGCAAAATCCAAGGTACAAACATTTGATTGATAAGTGGGAGAGGAGTAAGGTCTCATGATCACAGTAGAGACGAATTGCATGCATTGTGCAGCACCGATCAGCCTTGATGTTGATGAGCCACAAACACCACTCGCATGGTATATTCACAACAAGTTTAAGCTGTCTTGCGAACGATGCGTTGAAGAGTACGAAGAGCGGAAACATCACGAGGACATTGCAAAGTTGCGATTATCCTTAAATCAGCAACGGAGCGTGCCGAGAGAAATTCTCTTCTCAAAAAAGTACCGCAGTTCGGATCCAGTATTTGAGAACAAAAACACAATGGTGTGGGACGTAATCCGCAATTTCGACGGACAGCACAACCTCTTCATTTGCGGACGTGCAGGAGTCGGAAAAACTCATGCCGCTGCGTACATTTTGAACGAGTACATTGAGAACCTCTACAGCGTTGGGTTTATCACTGCGGCACAGATCAATCAATCAATGCGGGATCATTCCGATTACAAGTTGTACTGTGCCGTTCGTGATAAGGTGTGCCTCGTGCTGGACGACATTGATAAAATCCGTGCGTCCGATGATGTTCTGAACTGGCTTTATCTCCTTGCAGAATACCGTAAAGATAGCACGACGGTGATCACTAGTAATTTATCAATCGATAAACTTGTGCGGGCGTGGCAGGGACGGTCGAACGAGTTTTTCCCCCGTTCGATCTTTGATCGGTTCAAGCCCATGCAGGAACTGGTGATGGAGTAAATACAATGAGTCTTTTATCACTTGATCTAGGACGACACGTCGGCTACGCCCTATGGGACGTCGATCTCAAGAAACCACTTTCACCGGGTTGGCTGTACAACCTCGAGCAGAATGGGATTAGTCTAATAGAGTCTGGCTGCTGGGATTTTACGAACTTGGAATTGGCTGACTGCTACGCCAAGTTCTACTACGAGGCAGGAGATCTCTGCGCATCGCATCCATTCAGCATGATCGCATACGAATGCATTGAATTTATGAAATATCGTTATACTGCACAAGTACAGTTTGGACTTGAGGCAATTGTTCTGCTTTTCAGTGTGGAATTCAAAGTCACAGTCGTGCCGCAAGGCGTTACGAAGATGAAAAAATTTATTTGCGGTCACGGGCGAGCACAAAAACGAGACATCGTTACTAGGGTAATGCACTTGTTAAAAGAAAACAGAATCCGAAAGGATTCAATTACTGATCATGAGGCAGATGCAATTGTTTGTGGGCTTTTAACGATCCAAGAGTTGAAGGCGGAGCATGAACCGTGAAGATCATTTGTAGCCGTTGCGGAAAACCTCGAAACCGTCAAGCAAAATGTCCTCATTGCGGGTACATCAACGAGTGGCGGTATCCACGAACTGAAATCGCTGCAGAGAACGAGAAACTCTATAGAACGGCGGCGTGGAAACGTATTCGTAAACTTCAATTGTTTGAGCATCCGTTCTGTGCTTTATGCGGAGACCGAGCAACGGTCGTGCATCACGTCGAACCGCACAACGGGAACTGGATTCTGTTCACGTCAAAGGACAACCTGCAGAGCCTGTGTAATTCGTGCCATTCGCGTCTACATTCAACGGAGAGCGAAGAGAAGGAGCAAATCATACTATGAGGCGGCGATCGTGGTTTATAAGCGATTGTAGAGCATTACGGGGGATAGGGGGGATAAATCTCTGGGGGTTTTTGCTAGAACAGCG